TATAAACATAACCCAACGTAGTCACAAGACCATCAGCATTAGCAGGAATAGTTTCTGCGACGACACCAAGAGTCTTAGCACTCGTAGCATCACTCGTATTAAACGCACGTTTAACAGTCGCACGATCACCCTGCTGAGCATCCAAATACACAACAGTACCAATAGTCAATGTCGTCGCTTCACCATTACGCACAAACGTCTGTGACGATTCTGCACTCTCAGTCTCAAGAGTGTTTTGGTAGTCCTTAAGATACTCTGTTAAAGATCCAAAGATCTTTTGCAGAGGTCTACTATTGTCACCACGAATGGACGCAATATCGGGCGCAGTCCACTTGGTCATAGTTTAATAATGTAGTTCACCACAATATAAGGAGCGAGATTACTGAACGCTGTGCCACTACCTTCAAGAGCAGTAGAACCACTCATTGTATGTGCGTGTCCTCCGCCAACAGCAGTAGAACCAGTCATGGTGTGGGTATGCCCTCCACCAGTAGCAGTAGAACCAGTCATCGTGTGAGTGTGTCCACCACCTGCAGTGATTGACCCAGTAAATGTATGAGCCAATGTACTTGGAGTACCATTACCAATTCCTGCTTTTTCATATGTAGTAGAAGTAGTACCACTAGTCAAAGAGCGTGATAATGAATGATCCGCAATAGCAAAAGTATGAGCATGAACATGATCAGCAATAGTGTTAGGCAGAATAGTACCAACACCATGTGAATGGTCAGCAATAGTATTAGGTAGAATAGTTCCGACACTATGTAAATGGTCAGCAATAGTATTAGGAACAATAGTACCAACACCATGTTGGTGAGAAGGCAAGTTAGCAGTAATCAACGTACTTGTCTTAGAACCACCAGTTTCAGCCAACGCATCAAACTCGGTCTGAGTACTATCCCTACCAACAGGAATACGACCCTGCAAGTTAGGAACATTAAAAGTAGTCGTACCATCACCAGCACCATACGTAGTACTAATAGCAGTAAACAAACGAGTATACAAAGTATTAGTACGAGAAATAGCCTGACCCTGACACAACAACCAACCTGTCGGCGCACTAGAACCACCATACTGAGTGATCACACCAGCAGGCGTATAGTTATCCACATAAGATTTACGCACAGCCTGATTGGCTGTCGTAGGATCGGTAGCAGGCAAATTAGGGATAGCCGTGAACGCAACACTTGCGTCACGCTGAACAACCTCGGTATTCAAAAAGTTTACAACACTCGTAAAGTTAGAGTTAACTTGAGTACCATCAGCATTAGTACCATTAGCGAACGTATAAGTAACAGCAGCAGTAGCCATCAGGCACGCACCTTCCTTGGATTATATTTATAAGTAATAGAGTTAACACCCCAAGGTTTTCCACCCTCACCTTGGATTCGTAACTGAACGCTACGAGCAAGTCCTAAAGACTTGCCGATAGCAAGAGCAGAACCAGTAGCACTAGCACCCCAGTTAGCCTGATTCCAACCAGCGTTACCATCAGGTTCAGTAGCAGGAGCAGTCCAAATAAGAGAAGAACCCGAAGCGTCCAAACTAACAACATAGGTTCTAGCAACAACAGATTCTTCCCAATCGTGATAAACACGCAAAGTTAAATCAGTAGCAACACTAGTCTGTTTCACAACAAAGTCAGGTCGTCTCCACATTTTACGATTAGAAACATTATTAGCGTCCTGCCAAGGAGTCGTATAATACGAAACAAAATTAGAAAGACCAGTACCAACATCATCCTGATACACACTTAACTGATCAACCTTCAACACATAAGCGTTAGAAGGATGGCAAGCCAAATTATAAGTCGCACCAGTTGACGTAACAAAATCGCACCCACTACCCAAACCTTTCCCATCAGAAGTCTGATACTTACTCCAAGCACCACTCTGCCTTAAAGAAGGATCATAAATATAAGTAGCAGTAGCCTCAGTATCAACACCCAAAGGAAGCGAAACCCAAATCTTATGGTTAATATCAGCAACACGGATCTCATCCTGAGCAATGTTATTAACTTGCCCAGTCTGAATCAAAGGACGGATAGCAGTAAACAAATCCATAAACTGCTGACCATCATATTTAAACAGCCCATCAGGCCAAGAAAAAAAATACACTGCAGCCTCAGTAGCCACAACACTCAAAGGATTAACAGCACCAACCTCACTAGTTAAATTTACAACCTGAAACGTGTCAGTTGAATAACCCAAAATACTGAACACGGCACGCTTCTTAAACACAAGAAGCGAACCATTAAAAGGAATGATCGCAGTAATCCCTGAACCACCCTCAACGATGTCAATATAATCGTTAGTCGCCCACGACTCACGATTAATAGGATGAGAGAAACGCACACGGTTCGGATAGTCAACGCCACCCTCATTCGTATACGCACACCACAAACGATCCACATGCGAAGCAATCAAACGACACTTAGGGGCATACCCCGTAACAGGCGCAGCGTAATCATCTGCATAAGCAGCACTAGCATCATTCAATAAAGTTGCAGTTGTCCCATCCCATTTAAACGAATTACCACCAGTAGCGACATAAGCAAAACTTTCGCTACTAGCAGACCATGAAGTAAACGATGCGCCAAAAGGAGCAGTTGTTTTAACTGCCCTTCTTGCTATCCCACCCGATGAATAAGCCCCACCCGTAGAACCATTGAATAACGAAAAATAGAATGAAGTTGAGTTAACAACAGTAATAGTCGCCGTTCTGTTCCACGAACTCGGTGTTATGTCAGTTACCGCAATAGTATCGCCAGTAGAAAAACCATGAGGAGTCGCAGTTGTATAAGTTGTAGTGGCATAAAGTGAAGAATAAGTAGCATTCGTAATAGCAATGCCTGCTTCATACAAAAAACTAAAAGCAGTTGTCGTCGCAAAATACACAAAACTATTAGCAGACAACAAAACCTGTGGCGTAACATTATCCCAAGCGTACAACGCCTTGGGAGTAAACGAACCATTAGCAATACTACTAATAGCAGACGTATTCAACTTCGTCATACCACCACGCACAGTCAAACCACCACGTGGATCAATATCCACGTTCAACAAATCAGGTGACTCGGTACGACCTAACTGAAACGGATCAGCACGAAGATTCAACCCACCAGTAAAATCATCTGTACGAAGCAACGACAGACGACTCATTGACCAAGAGTCCTACCAAGTGACTGTAGCCACCAGCGACGAGAGTTATGTGGAGCACCATCAGAAACAGCAAGAGGTCGTTGCGACGAAGGACGCATAAGATCTTGCGCTGTCAATCTAACCGATTCGTCAAACGATTTACGGTAAAAGGATGCGAGTTCAATGTCCTCTTGCAACTGGTACACTTGCGCAACCCCATAGTACACAAGACACTGATGTAAACGTTCGTCTGCGTCCACTTCCGTAGAATCTGAACTAGACCAGTCATCAGGCTTACGGTATCCACGAATCGTAAGCGGATAGATTGTGTCAGGCTTGGGCCACAAATGCACTTGGTCTTGCCACAACGTGAAATACAATGGCCGTTGAACTTGGTCATAAGATCCGACCCAAACCGCTTCAGCATCATCATAACTAATAAACTCCAAACGATTACCAACAGTAGAAGTATCAACAATAGAAGTAATCTCACGCAAGTTACCATCACCAATAGTGTTGATAGCATACGAACGTTCACCAGGAACAGTACTCAGAGTGAAGGTTTTTTGGTAGAACGGCCAACGGCGTTCTAAGGCTATAATACGATCAAACCCGTCTTTGATATACATGTTGAGAAGGGTGTCCGAAACATCTTGTTGATCAAGGTCAACGATCTCACGGATTTTAGAGCGAATTTGTGTTAGGTTCACTGGCTATCTCCTTCGCTTTTTGTCGTAGATGACCAATGCAATAGTCAGTGCCTTTAGCACGTGCACCTTGACATGTTTCCTCGTTAGCCATGCAGCGCGTATGCCCCATATAGGGCATGCCGCCTGCGGGCGCGGGAGTAGCGTCTGCTGTAGCAAAAGGACGTGAGCCTATGTTTGCAGAGACTCCGTAATATGAATGTATAGGTGTTCCAGCCATCAATACTAGGCTGAATCGTTACCTGTACAACAAAAAACCCACCCCCCAGGGGTGGGTTCTCTGCATTCCTTGTCGGAAAAACTCAGGCAGTCTTAGCCGTAAGTTTACCCTGCTTTTCGCGGTTACGAATCGTAAGGTTACCGTAGCACAAGATGAGCGCATAGCGAGCATCCATGTTCTCAGGACGAAGGAATTCGGTATTAGCGAACCACTTGTCTGAGTGACCAACCAAGCTGATGTACTTGCTGTTCAAGAAGTACATAACACCCGAGGTGCAATGAACGTCATAAGCAACAGGAGCAGCCTTGAACAAAAGGTTTTGGAAGCCTGCATCAGCAGTCTTAGTGTCGGTGTAGCGAAGTTGCGGTTGAAGCAACGACTCATACTTTTCAAACAATGTCTGAGTAGTAAGAACCATGTCAGGATGATCGTTACCAACACTAACAGTGTTGTAAGCGGTTGTCATCTGAGCAAGGGTCAAAGCACCAGCGGTGTTCTCTTCATATGAACGCCACCAATCGTTATTCTGACCTGAAGCCGAGTTGATCCCACCAACAGTGTTACCTGATTCAACCAAGTTACCAAGACCGTTCCAAGACTTACCGCTGTCAGTACCACCAGCACCAAGAGTGTCAGTACCGTTACCGAAGAACATACGGTTAAAGCCTTCCTTCATTGATTCTTCAGCCTGCATAATCTTGGCTTCAAGAAGGTTAAGGATAGCCTGCTCACCATTGTTCTTGGCTTCTTCAATACCACTGATGGCGATAGAAACAGCGTACTGCTTCCAATCGTATTCAGCAGCCGACATTCCTTCTTGAGGAGTCAAAGCCAATGTGTCGTAGCCACTGTAAGGTGCAACAGTAGATGATTCACC